ACTAAAAAGAAATCTAAAAGAAATACTAAAAAAGGAGGATGTGGTCAAAGAGGAGGTGTATCTAAAAAGAATAATAATTCGGCTTATTTTGAATATAAAAGTGGTAATTCAAGGAAATTTTGGCGAATTGTTAAAAATGGTAATAAAATAACAACTCATTATGGTAAATTTGGATCATTAGGTCAAATGACTACAAAAGATTATGGTTCAAAAGTAGATATAGAATATGATAAATTAATCAAATCTAAAAAGAAGAAAGGTTATATTGAAAAACATGATTTCGGTGATAAAAATCCTAAACCCCCATCTAGTATAAAAAGAGAATATATGAAAATATGTAATAAAGCCGAAAAAGATATAAAATTAAATCCTGTAAGACGTAATTTTGATTGTGAAGGGATACTTGATCATAGTGATAGCGAAATAAAATGGATGACAGGGTGGTATAAAGATGCTTTAAAAAATAAAGAGTTTGATTGGGATAAATATAATAATCACTATAAATCTAAAAGGAAAAAGAAGAAAACACAAAAGAAAACTAAAGGGCGGTAGAAAATTAGTAAGAATTAAATTTAAATAAGTTTAATCATTTAAAAATTACTATTTTCAAATAATAAATAAAATGTCAGATAGAGTTTTATTTGTTAGTGGTCGTTGTGAGCATTGTAAAAAAATATTAATAGGTATTCAACAATATCCTTTTTTAAAGCCTTTATTTAATGTAGTAAATGTAGATACACAACCATATCCTAATTATGTAAAAAGTGTTCCATCTATTTTAATAAATAATCAAGTGATTAGTGGTCAAACAGTATTTGAATATTTTGGTAAATTAGTTGAAGGAAAGAAAGCTCAAGAACAAAGAGTTCAGAATAATGAGACAAATGAATCAGATCAGGGTCAATGTAGAATAAATGAAGATGGTGAATTAGAAGGATATTGTGGTGTTACGGGATTAGGTGGTTCTGGTGTTGAGTTTAGTATGATTACTGAAGAAAACGATGATTATACTAAACGCACTTATAAAATTGAAAGTAATTATGATTTTTTAGAAGGAGCTTCCGATAATATTCATAAACAAGTGAAATCTATGGAAACTCAAGATAATCAATTAAGTGAAAAAAGAAAAGCCTTTGATAGTGATTTAGAAAGAATGCAACGAGAAAGAGGAGAGTTAATGGGACAACAATCAGGGCCAGGTGGACCAAGACCACCTATGGGACAAGGGCCAGGTATGATGAGATAAAAATATTATTTATATATATATGGAACCGGAACCCAAAACTGAATTTATGATTTATGGTGTGGGCGAACCAGAAGAACCCAATATCAAGGTAATAAATTCTCCTTCTAATGAATATGATGGTTTATACGAATATAAGACAAGTGGATCTAGGGGCCATATATATGTTAATGAAGAGAAAAATATAGCGATCAAAATTAACACCGAAGCTGTGATTACTCGGAAAAAACAAGAACAGGAAGTTGAAAAACAATTAAGTGTTAAAGAATTTGCACCAAAAATTTATTGGCATGGTTATTATACGATTTATATGGAAGATACTGATAATATTGTTCAGGCTAGTGGCGCACAACCATATGAAAATATAGGAGTAATTATTATGGAATATCTTAATCCAGATGAATGGAGACCTATTCATCTGGTTAGTTTAAATGATAAACAAATTCAGACTTTCTTAGATGCTTTATATAAATTAGTAGTTACTTATAAATTAACTAATACTCACGATTTAATCGGAAATACTGGTCCTCATACTTTTATAAAAAAAAATGAACCTTATGGAGTAAAATTTATAGATTATGCCAATTTCAGTAGGGTTAAAGGAGATAATAAAACAAATAAAAAAGATTTTATTGAAATTTGTAATTCGATAAGCGAATTTATCAAACCAAGCAGTCGGTTTCTCGCGCTCATGCACGGATATGTTTTAAGCAAATGGCTTCATGTCCGAAATAGTAAATCTAGTAGAAAATCTAGTGGAAAATCTAGTAGAAAATCTAGTAGAAAATCTAGTATAAAATCTAGAAAAACTAAATTCAGTCTAGATAACCCTGAAACGAAAGCTTCTATGAAAAGTAAAAAAAAATCCAAACCCAAGAAACATACCAAACGTAAAAAGAAAAGAAAAAGTAAAAAATATAAAATGCGTTAAACTATTTAAAATATTAAAATATTAAAATTCTTTAATCGGGACTAGGTCAAATATGGGTATGCAAAATATTATGAGATAAATAATATATTATTTATAATATATTATTTATAATATATAGTATTTATGCCAAAGTGGGGGAGAACGAGAGTAATACATAGGATGAAACCACCAACTGTGGAACTTGAAGAAAGACCCAGTACAGAATATACGGATATAGATTTAAATGAGGATTTTGATCAATGGTTAATTAATAAAGCAGATTCCATTAAATACGCGGGTTTAAAGAGAACTTTAACTCATTTCAGAGAGAATGGGTTAATAGCAACATTTAAAAATAATAGAAATATATCATTTACAAATGATATAAATATATCATATAAAATTATAATTAATGATGGTAAAGGTGATGAAGGTGATGAAAATGGTATATCATTTGATTTTTATCGTATAGAGGGACAATGGAGATTTGGGATAGATATAGAAGATATAGAAATAAATGGCATAGATGGGAAAATTTTAGAAATCCAAGGTTTGGGATATGCTAGATTATTAATGGCAATAATGATTTATTGTTTGGAAAATTATATTGAAAAACCAACTGATTTAAGATTAGCTGGTCAAGAATTAATAATTGGTATATGTGCTGATACCTCACGTGGATTTTGGGAATATATGGGTATGAAAGAAGGTAGATACTCTACGGATAAAGATAGATGTTATTCAATGACAGGAGCACGCGCCGGTTATGATAGAGAATTTCAAATGAAAGATTGGGAAAGGTGGTTATTTTCTGATAGTAAAAGTGCTAAAAATAAGGCTAGACTTAAAAATCACAAACCCAAGAAACATACTAAACGTAAAAAGAAAAGAAAGAGTAAGCGAAAGAGTAAAAAATCTAAAATGCGTTAAACTATTTAAAATATTTAAATTCTTATATTAAATATAAATATGTCTACTGAGATTGAACAAAAATTATTTAATCTTTTTTCGGATTTTATTCGTGATTTATCTAAGGTATTTCCCGAAATAAAAAATAGTTTATATAGAAATTATGAAGATTGTTTAAGTGATGATAAAAATAAATGTTTATGTGATTTTCCTAAAGTGAAACGGTTTTTAGAGTTGATAAATGATTATGAAAAATATATTGTTGATAAAAATTTAGAATTTTTTGATTTAGAAGTAGAGTTTCTTGAAGAAATACAATTTAATCGTTTATGGGAAAAGAATATATCGAACAAGACAAGAGAAAGTATTTGGAAATATTTACAAACATTTCAACTAATCAGTATAAATCTAAAGAGTAGTGAAGCTTTGAATGCTGTTTTAGATGGAGATAAAATAGATAAAATTGATAAATCTACTTTAAAAGATATAAAAAAGATGCAGAAATTAAGTGAAGAGGTTCAGAAAAAATCTTCGGATAAATCAACAGAAGGTGAAAATGAATTAGATCAGATGTTAGGTGGTTTAATGAATAGTGGTATAGGTGAAATAGCTAAAGAGGTATCCGAAAATTTAGATGTTGAAAGTATATTTGGTAATGTAAATGAAAATAGTAATCCTATGGATTTAATGTCACAATTAATGAATCCAGAAAAAATGGGTGCTATTTTTAATAATATAAATACGGTAATGGAGAAAAAGATGAGTTCGGGGGAATTAAGTCAAGAAGGCTTAAAAAAAGAGGCTGAGGGTATGATGGGTCAAATGGGTGAAAATCCTATGTTTAAAAATATGATGCAACAGATGGGTGAAACTAATATAGATAAATCTGAAGATTTAAATAAAGAAGAATTAAGCCATGATGAAAAAAAAAGAAGATTAAGAGAAAAAATAAAACAGAAAAAAAATAATAGATAAATGAAATAATAGATAAATGAAATAATAGATATAAATTTAATTTTAATATTAATTTATTTTTATAAGTTATAATAAAAAGATGATAAAAACACCTTTTTGGTATGATGATATAAGTATTCTTTTTAAACAAGATACTATAACTGAAATTTTTCCATCAAAGAGATTTGATATTATAAGAAAGCTAAATGCTATAGTAAGATTATCATTATTTTATACATTAATTATGTATTTATTAAAACGTGAACAAAAATATTTAATTATTCCTTTAATTATTATGGGTATTACATGGATAGTATGGTATAAACAAGAAGATATTCAAAATGATAAATTATTAAAAGAAAGTATGAATGATAAATTAGATGACTTAGTAAAAATTAATGATTTAAATACAGAATGTAGAGTACCCAATAAAGATAATCCATTTATGAATCCTACATTATCTGATTATGGTTCAGGTAATCCTCCACCTAAGTCTTGTCCGAGTTATAATAATAAAGGTGTTCAAAGAAGAGTAGAAGAATTATTTAATGAAGATTTATATAGAGATGCTAATGATATTTTTGGTAAAAATAATAGCCAAAGACAATTTTATACTGTTCCGGGAAATAAAGTTCCCAATGATCAGGGTAATTTTGCTCAATGGTTATATGGAACTCCTCCTACTTGTAAAGAAGGTAATAAAATTGCTTGTTTAAATCAGATGGGCAGAAGTAGTTCTGGTTCTGGTAGTAAATAATTAAATTTTAATTCATATATTTTTTTTATTTTTTATCAATATATATATTAAATGACTGAAGTTTTAGGAAATAATGGTTATAATGGATATATTGCTGGTAATCCTTCTCCCCAATTACAGGATTGTGGTAAGGCCGAGACACAACCAGAAAATTTTCAACTTTTTAAAAAGGCTAGTATTCGAGCTGATCAGTTAACTATGGATTTAGATGTGATGCAGTCTCAGGGTCCAGGTTATTATCATTTAGATAATCAATTTGCTTGTGAATGTGGGTTAAAAGAAGCTCAAAGTATTCAAACATCTCAACCGGGTATTCATTTAAAAGGTGGTTTTGGATGGATTGCTGAAAAGGGATGTTTAGTTGATAATGATAGTAATTTAAGAATTGGTGAAAATAAATTAACAAATCCTCGAATGATAAATCAAATATTTGAACGTCTTTCAGCGACTACTCCTAATTTAACTAAAGGATATTATGATGTAGATACTGAATCTATTATCAGACCCGGGGATTTTGCAGGTGATCAAAAACCTTGTATTGGAACAAGTGAGGTTACATTTGGTAATTATTTCTTACCAATGATACCTAAATTAAAGACCGAAGTTCAAGATCATAAACATATTATTCCTGAAGATTCTAAACAAGATTGGGTAAGAGGTGGTTTACCTACGAGACAAATGGTTAGAAATGCTGATTATTTAAGAAGATGTCAAGAAAAAACTTTCAGTAATTAAATATTAAATATTAATTTTTTTTATAATATTCATAATATAATATGAATAATTTAGATAGCGGTTCACTAAAATATGAAAATAGTAATATATTTACATCTGGGCCTGGTGAATATAGATTAAATGAAAAAAGAAATCAGATTAGTTATCCCTGGGCTCCTACTATGATTCTACAAAAGAATGGTGGTTCTTTAATGGATGAAAATTTTTTTGATACTGAAAGTGAATTGAAAAATATTACAAGACCTTTAACTAATAATCCTAAAGGTAAATATGTCCCTGGTAAAGAAGGTGAACAAACACGTATGTTAGATTTTAAAGATGGTGGTTATCATCAAATAAGTAGTCGCTTAACAAATAATGCTTTTGAATTAAAAGGTGTTGGTATTAATAGATGGGAACCATTATTTTTTGATCCCCAAAAGAATGCTATTGAACCATTTAGAAGAATTGGTGATAATACTGTTTTACATACTTTAGATCAGCATGTAAATGATTGTGGTAATATATAAATTTTTAAATTATATTTTATTTAAATTTGATTTAAAATTTAATATATATAATCATAATAAATATATATTAATGGACGGTGAAGATATTAATGAAGAACTCGAATATACAGGAGATGGCGATGATTATGATATTAATGAAATTGTTGTAGAAGAAAATGATGATCAAAAAATGATTGATATATTAAGAAAATATAATAAACATAAAAAAACATATAAAACAAGTCCTGTATTAACTAAATATGAAAAATGTAGAGTTCTTTCTGAAAGAGCTAATCAAATAAACTGCGGTGCTCAAACATATATATCAAATCCTGAAGATTATACTAATGCTTATGATATTGCTGTGAAAGAATTTAATGAAAAGCGTATTCCTTTTATAATAAAACGACCATATGGTAATCATTTCGAATATTGGAAACTTAAAGATTTATATTAAATCTTTAAAATAAAAATATTTTATTTATACTAAATATAACTAATGAATTTAATTAATGATTTATTAAAAGATATAAAAAAATATTGTGACGATGATATTTGTTTATTAATAGTATTTATAATTATAGGTTTTTTATTATGTTATCTTTTTAAAGATCGTATAAGTG